AACAAAGATTGATAGTGCTTCAATTAAATCTCCAAAAGTATTTCTCATCTTCGCATTGTAAGGTTGACCTTCTCCTTTTACATTCTTTGCTTCCATTTGTAATTGGCATAGAGGTCTACCTATATTAGACATTCTCGCTTTAAATTTATCCCTGCGTTTCTCTGAAAACTGTCTTCTTAGTGAGACCTTACAAGCCTCACCAAATTCTTCGACTAGTTTCTCAGAGATTTCGCCAGGATCTTTTGAGACCTTATCTAAATATAACTGTACTTTAGAGAGGATATCCGTCATTAGTTAGACAGTACCTCCGCTGGATCTTCTACATTAGAAATTATAGTAGCTGATTCAGCATCCTTCTTTGTATACTTAGTTTTCTTAGCATCATTATAAAGAGAAACAACTTGAGTATTTTCCGTGTTAATAGCTTCTTGGAATACACCTAATGTTTCCATTTCCTCTTTAGACATTTCTAAGTTAGCATCAGCATTAACAGATATCTCAGGTGTGTAATAAACATTACCACCTTTCTTCTGTCTTTCAGAATCAATTGAAAACGTGCAAGTAAACATTAGTTTCTTACGTTTATTAATTTGATCTAACGCAGAACCTACAGGAGCAAACGCTGTTCCTGTGACTCTCCATAACACAGGTAAGTCAGTCACTTCATGGTCTTCACCATTTGCTTTCTTACCTTTAAACGATAATAAACCATAGAGTAATCTATAGCATCTTATTGTTCTCTGTTCAGCTAATTGTTCAGGTGTTAGTGATGGTCTTTCCTTGAAAGGAATCTTACCACACTTTACGCCACCCAATATATCTATCGCCTCTTCTTTCCAGTTCTTGAAAATAATAGAACGATTTACATATTCACTTTTCTCAGGATCATAATGCATGTATTGCATTGCACTGATAAAAGGTCTGAAGGTAACAGGTTTACCAAAAACATTTTGACCTACAGTTGAGTCGTAGGTAAATAAATGTCCAACAGGTAATTGATTCCCATCATCATCTTCAGGTGAACGATTGATTCCTAATCTAGGGATGTTTACTCCCTTATTAGATCCATCGTCCTGCCCAATGGCTTGCATAATCTGCTCATTGGACATGTTACTTATGTTTGCTACTTCGTTTGTTTTCATATATTCTCCTTATTGTTAGTTATCCTTATATCATACTTTAGGGAATATGTCAAGTAAATAATACAGAAAGTATCATAAATAAAAAAAATAATACAATCCCCAATTGTAATACTATCCCAATGACATGCTCTAACATACTCTAGTCTCCCCATCTGTCATCTCATAGGGTAACCCCTCCATACGAGCGAACCACATAATATAACTTTGCAGTTCTTCATTGTTATTTATATAGAGTTTAGTAGGGATGCCTTCAAAGTCTGCCTTCAGTTGCTGAAGTTTATCATAAGCTTCTTCTTGCTCATCCTTGCCCCAATCGTCTATACCTTTATCAAGTATTGGTACTTCCATTTGCCTCCTTTTTTATGTTTGTGCCGTCTTCATTTTTAACCCATTCAAAATCCTCTTTTGACCAATCAGGATCTTCATAGTTTAAAAAGCTTTTATCTGTATCTATATCAGTATCTTCTCTAGGAACACATTCTTCTATTTTTTCCCAAGTCGTAGGTTCATCACCTTCCATATCATTGACATGTCTACCTTGAATAGTCTCTCTAAAAGTTTTACCGTAATCATCAACGTAATCAACCTTAACACATTCTTTTTCCTCAAGAAGTTCTTCAGCTTCTTCTTTTGTCTTGGCAACAATTTCATACTCCATATCAACTTCATATATTTTTCTTACCAACCATTTTTGATACCCAATCTCACCATGGGGTGTATCCTTCTTGTATGTACCATCAATGATCGGTGGCTCTTTAACGAACTTTATTTCCATTTATACCTCCTTTATATCTAACCAATTGTATCCTATCTTGAGGTCTGTGTCAAGAGGGACATTAAAATTAATTCCATAATACTCTTTTAATGCAGGTATTACAGAAGCCGTACCCTGTTTAAATATCTTACTCATTACAGCTTCTTCACCAGGATAAACATCAGCCACAACAGAATCATGGACAGTGTTAATAAGTAAACTCTTTACCTTTTGTTCTTTCATTAATCCATATATTTTTATACATGATAATGGTACGATGTCTGCAGTCGCAAGACCTTGTACAGGATAATTTTTTATTTGTGTACTATAACTAGATCCACCCCAAGGCATACGCTCAGCATATGGAAAGGAGTACTCCCTACCTGTTGGTAGCGTAAGTGTTTTAAATTTTATAGCCTGTGTTTGTAATTCTTCATGCCATTTAGCGATATCTTTATACTTCTCTGCAAATTTTTTATAGTATCTTTTCTCTTCTTCAGTACCTGTAGTACCACCATATAAAGGTTTAAAGGTATGTGCTTTTGCATCTTGTCTAGACACACCAATAATTTCAGCAGTATAAGAATGAACATCTATTTTATTTTTTATATCTTCCATACCTTGTTTATCCTGTGCTAAAAATACAGCTGTTCTAAATTCTAATTGTGCAAAGTCTATCTCAAGTATACTACCACCCTCAAACCTAGAGTCAACTACCTTACGAATAGGAAAGGTTTTACCTCGTGGTTGGTTTTGAAAATTAGGATCACGACTAGATAATCTAGCCGTTGCTGTTACTGCTTGCATAAATTTAGGATGTAGTAAACTATTTTCATTTGTAAAAGATTTAATACCATTAACAAAGGTATGCAGATAGGTATCAATTGCATTGTGCCTAATGATTGCGTCTATAAATTCTTTTAACTCACCCTCAGCCTCTCCTACAATTTTAGTTAAGGTAAGCCTGTCTGTTCTAAAGCCTGCATCCGCTACATCATATACACTTCTAGGTCTTTGACTAAACCCTGCAACTTTAGCTAATTTACTATAAGTAAATCCGTCACCATTACATGTAGCACACTTAGTATACTTCTTATAAGGTGTTCCATCTACTTTAATTTTTTTAATTACTCCCTTACCATAACAGTAGGTACATTGTTCTGCTGTAGTTTTATGAATAACTTCTGTATTATTGCTAACCAACTCTCTAAATTTAATTCGTGAAAATTGTGGTCGTCTTTTATTTTTACCCGTCTGCTTATCAATACCTATATTAAATAGCTTAGACCAAACATCTTTACTTCTAGGTTTTTTAGAATAGATTACCCACGATAATTGCTCAGGACTTGCTAGATTAATTTTTGTATCCCCCATTTTTGCATATACAATTTTATCAATCTTCTGTCTTAAGTAAGCAAACTCAGCACGATATTGTTTTTCTACACTTCGAAGTGTATCCAAGTTAATATGTATACCATTACGTTCCATATCAGTTAATACAATTAAAAATTCATTCATCATTTTAATTGTTTTTAATAAACCTCTATTCTTTTCTAATTTTAAATCATTCATTTGAGAATCAAATAGTTTTCTAGTAATTTCTACATCAACACGACCATATTCTTCTACGATATCTTTAGGAATATTTTCAAAAGATATTCCCCTATCCATAAATTCTTTTATCCTATCATCTTTAGATCCAATACGCCTACGTTGACAGCACATTTGTAGTGTTAAACTCTTACGAATACCTCTGTTTAGCACATACTCACCTAGCATTGTATCATAAACTCTACCCTTGTATTTAAATCCTGCCTCCAATAACCAAGTTAAATCAAATTTAATATTATGTCCTACTAATAATGTAGTTTTATCTAGTATGGCTTGTATTTTATAATAGCAACCTTCATCAATTCTGTCGCTATGATTAGTAAAATAATACTCATCATTAATCCCTACACTTACCAGTATATTTTTAGGATTAAAAGGTAATGGATCCGTACCACCATGCTCTGTCTTTTGATAGGAAGTTTCTACGTCTACTGTGCTAATCATCATACCTACTTATATATCTATTAATCTTGACGGTTGGGTCACCATGCCACCCTGTAATTTTATTCTTACTTACATTTAATATTCTATTAGTATTAGTTGGATCATTAGAAGTGTTATTACCAATACCAATAATTAAATCAGCTTCGGCAGCTTTGCCTGTTTTAGAGTTCTCCATCATATTAAATGATATATGATCTCTATCATGTGCTTCTGCTGATGCCTGTGATATGGCAATCACAACACAATTTCTTCTCTTTGCTATCTCTCGTGCACCTGTGTATATAGCCCTTAACTTCTCATCTGTCCTTGCATAAGTACCTGATACATTAATCTTATCTAATTGATCTATCACAATAACATCAGGTTTATATTTTTCACAATGGCTGTCTACATCTTGAATAGTCCAATCAACTGTGTCAATCATTTTAATATTATTTTTTATCTTCTTCCATTCTATACTAGCCTTTACAGTATCTTCTATAATTTGTTCCTTGTTAAGTCCAGTAAAACAGCTGATGGCTCTCATCTGTGTGCGTACAGCAGGTTCTTCATTAATAAACGCATGAACATTTGCACCTTGCTCAGCAAAACCATTTGGTCCTGCAACAAGACTAACCCAAAATGCTGTCTTACCTACCTCAGGTCTAGCAAAAGCAATCATAAGATTTCCTGGTCCAACTCCACCTACGTTTTCTTTTAGTCTTATTAAATTAAATTTCCATTTACTTGTGACATTTAATTCCTCAATTAATTCTTCTATGTTATCTGTTACTGATTCTAATTTTTCAGTAGGTAATCCTCTCTTATGTTCCTCAATCATTTTAGTTATGATACCAAATTCAGCAGGCTTACCATTGAATATCTCTGTAGATTCTATTGCTATCTGCTGTGCTGTATTCCTATCTGCTAATATAGCAACAATATCTTTTGCAATAGCTTCACTAGGTTCTGTTGTTTCTTTTATATCCTCAATGAGTTCACTGAATTGTTCCTTAGCTGACCTCGTAAGTGCAGGATTATATATTGCCGTGTGTAATGAATACAATTCATCAACACTTATGTCGGCATCATATTTTTCATGTGCCTTCTGTATTGTTTCAAACAAAGAGCCGAAGCTACCTTGAAATACATTACGTGAAACCTGTCCTTTGTATTGAGTATAAAATTTTTTACCCAATAATAATTTTAACATTTGTTTTTCAATCATTGACTATACTCCTCCCATATATCAACTTGTTTTTTAACTAACTTTACCCATTTGTTAAGGAAACAAAAAATTTTACACTCTTTTTGGTACTCATATAATGTTTTAAAATTAACAGGTTTTCTACTTTCTCCATCACATATATTTTTTTGCAAATAAAGTAATGCTTTCTTTATAGATTTAAAATGCACCATATTTTTAACAGTTATCCACCTAGTATCATTACCTTCATCGGGAGTATATATCTCCTTTTTATGAGATAGAATTAAAAAACATTTCATCTAAATCCCCACCAAATTAAAGCTATAGGTATAACAATATGTTCAAAGATTTCATAGAAACAAATAAAAACTAAAAGCCATGTAAACAATATACTGGTTTTAGATTTTAAAGTTATGTATTTAAACATTTTTTCATGCCATGTAGTTATCTTATGTGTAAGTTTTAATAGTTTATCTTTCATAGAAGTCCTGCCTTTCTCATTCGATCTATACTATCCTCAATTTGTTGGGATAGTTTTCTGTTATCCTCTCGCACTTTATAATTTTCTTTTTCAGTTTCTTGTCGAAGTTTGCACTCCTTTTCATACATCTCTTTCCACTCCTGATTACTTTTTTCCATAAAACATCTCCTCTATTTCTGCTGTACTATAGCATTTTAAGTCGTACTCGTGTAACACTTTTACTTTAACATTCTTAAAACCTGCTGATGTAAGTTCACTAGCTAGGCTATAAGATTTCTTTGTGGCGTCTCTATCCAAAGCAATATATAAATTTTCATAAGGTTCTAAATAATTTTTATGTGATTGCTTTAAACTTGTACCCATCAAAGCTATACCCGTTAGTACATTAGATACTGCACAAGCTGATGCACAATCCTCAACAATCACTGCATCCTTACACTCGCCACATTTAAAAGGTATATCTTTATTACCATACATGTACCATTTAGGGTATACTTTTGAAGTTAATCCACGACCTACTGCACCTGCATACTTATTTGTATCGGGGTTCTTTACAAGAAAGACAACTCGATCTTGCTTAACATCATATTTAATATCTGCTCTTGCCCACATGTTGGCTTCCCAACAGTTATTGTCATGTAAATATCTTAAAACTTTTTCATTTGAGAATACACTTTTAAAACTATCAGGTACTTTAAATTCCTCATTTGTATTTATATCTTCTTTTTTAAATGTTACATTAACATAGTCCATAGTTTTCTCTCCTTGTTTTTTACCTCGTGCACTACACGAAGCATGAAAGCAATACCACCCTATGTTATTAGAAGTGGTATCAACTGTTAATGTATTGTTATTCTGACAGAAAGGACAATCCATTCTTATCTGCGTATCAGGGGGGATACCCAATCCTTCTACTACTGCCAGTTGTTGTTTGTAATTCAAACTAATACACCTAATACTAATTGTTTTTCTCTTTGTTCACTAAGTTCTTCATATGTTAATGTCCAACGATCTTTACGATGAAACGCTGACTCTAATTTTAATTTCATTAGTCCTTGTTCAATTAAAATAGCAACAGTATCTTCAACCTGTTCTTGTGTTGGTTCGGTGTTGAATGATATTGTGTGTTCTCCCCTTACCCCTGCTCCGAAGAGTCTTACTTTGTAATTTTTCATTATCTATTCCTATATCATACTTTTGTTTCTTTGTCAAGTCTAATGCTGATGTATCTACTACATTACCACAAGACCAATCAATCGGATTTCTTTTCATATTCTACAAACCTTTTAGAGTTTTGTGCATGTAAATCTTCAGCCCGATAGTCAGTAAAATATTTGGGTTCATACTCCACAGCTTTCCATTTCGTATCCTTACTAAACTTATTACGCTTGGCATAGTCTTCTGCTTCTTTCTCAGTACTAAATATTTCATTCGTAAATAATCCATACTCAGTTTTTCCTTTAGGTTTTGTTAAAATACAAAACATATTAATACTCCTTTATATTATCATTGTAATCTGATTCTATTTCGGTTAGCCAATCATCTATTGGTTCACTTATATCCCCAGGTATTTCCGTAATCTTTTCTTCTTTACCATTAGACCACTTAACATCTATTGCCCAACTTATTATTTTTAGATCTCCTTGTTTGTCTACACTCATAACTAATGCTCCTTATTTTTTATTAATCTCTATGACCATATGGTTCTGGATCTTCTCTTTGATATCCACACCCATTTGGATCTATGTCACAGTTAGGATAAGAAAAGCACGCTATATGTAAATCCACTCTTACTATATCAAATATCTCCTCATGGAAGTTATCAAAAACATTTTTAAGTTTTTCTTTATTCATGTCATTCTTTGACTGGCATTCTAAAACATTATATAAATTATATATTAATTCTAATGCTACTGACTCAGGAGTTGCCTCACTATATTTAAGGTAGTGGCAGTGATCTTCTTCAGAACATATCTCATCTTCATTAAAACTTTCTGCTACCTCATTTAAATTTTCGGACTCAACCTCACAATAATTTAGTATCTTACCTATTTTTTTTATCTTCTCATACCCAAAGGTTGGTAGTAAACTCTTTACTTTTTTCCTCATAACTAATGCTCCTTATAGCTGACTTGTTTAACTGAACGGCTCCAGCAGGAACGACAACTTCCACACTCACCATCTTGTTTGTAGGCAGGACACTCACGACCTATTGGTTTTTTATCTTTGTGTACACCCGAAGTCCACTTCCAAAACTTTGGTGGTGAACCATCTACTTTGATTGCTGATACACGCAAACATAAATTCTTTGGTATGTCTTCTACTTTAATTTGATTTATAATTTTATATTCTCTTGTGGCTAACCAATATTTTATATGGGGTGTGCGTTCACACACTTCAAATATCTTCATCAAATGTTCATAAGATTGTATATCTCCTGAGTCAAACCAACGGTGAAAAAGCCTTGATTTATCTAGCTTTTTGTACTTTAAGGTCAGTAGTTCTGCCATATAATCTACCCACTCAGGTTTTGTAATTGCATCTAATCTTTTTTTATGTGCGTTGATTACAACAGGAAATAAATAATGACCACCAAGTGCATAGCATTTATTACAAATCGTTCCATCTTTTTCTGCAAGTATGCTACCTGTAATACATTGTTTAGCAGAGATACCCCACGCATACGCAGGCATCTTGCTTGGATTAGATAGTGTACCTATCTTTTTTTCTAATTGTTTAAGTTTCATATTCTCTCCACTAATTTTTCTATAACTGTTTTGATATTTAATTTCTTTAACTTACCACAGTTATGGTGGTAGGTCAAGTCATCATACAGCTTGGCAACATAGTCGGGGTCAGCCTAAGCTATATCACATAT